AATCATCATCATCATCTTCTTCCTCTTCGGAATCATCATCATCATCTTCTTCCTCTTCGGAATCATCATCATCATCTTCTTCCTCATCGTCATCATCCGATTCCTCTTCTTCTTCCTCATCGTCATCATCCGATTCCTCTTCTTCTTCCTCTTCGTCATCGGATTCAGAACCGAAAAGGTCTTCGGCTTCTTCGGCAGAAAGCATGATAGGAGCAGGGATAATCTTTACTGAGCCGTCTTCGTACTTAATGATGATTGCACCATTGATTTCTGTTCTGGAAACTTCTTTCAGTTCCACTTCTTTTTTCTTCTTAGCCATTTTCGTAATGTTTAAGTTGGTTAATAATTTATTTATATCACTCTGTTATAAGTTTCTTTACCAGTATGGATTTCTGAGTATACCCAGATTTTACTAATCCCTCCTGAGCAATATTGAATTGTTTTATCTCATCTAGAGTTGTCTTTAATTCTAATTGAGATTCAATTGTTATTGCCTGAGAGGCAAGTTCCTTGTCACCTTGATAAGTGACTATCTTAAACTTCTTACCTGCAAATGGGTTTGCTGGTTGATGTGCTGTGATTTTAAAACCTTCGTTATTATTCATTGCTATATTTAATTTTAGTTATCCCAGGAATACCCACCTTCCCAAATACTTCGGTATAGGATTTGTATTTCCCTTTTATCATTGTTTTATAGTTATCGGATAATCGAATTGGGTAGACCCATATTTGATTTTCTATCATCCTATTTGTCATTATATAAGCATAAGACCTTCTAAGTTTAATACTCTCTAATGTAACAAACCCTTGAAATAATAGAGACTTCTTAATAAACCTTTCTTTAGGCAAATACCCTAAAAATTTAAGTGATGCCTCATCGAATATTTCAAGCATATCCCTTTGTGCTTTGATAAATAGTACCTTTTGTATTGGGATGTTCATCTTCTTTCTTAAATATAAAGCCAATGAACCTACCAATGGGGGATACTGCAGGAATAACAGATTGAATTTATTTTTCTCCTCTTGACTCAGCCTGTTGTAAATCCTGTAGGATAGCAAGATTGATTTGTAATCTCTTTTGCCTTGTATACTTGGGAGATATGCCTTGCCGTTGTCCATAGAGTTTGATTGAGTACCTTTCATTGAATTCCTTTTTTCCTTTAGACTTAAAGACTCGGTGCATTTGTACCATAAATCTTCTTCGTCGGTGTTTATCTATGTGATATTCATCGGGCATTATGAACTTCCTTGCTTTTACGAATTTACCCTTAAACCAGAATTTAGTACTACCCTTTTTAAGAAGTTTACCATTCATATCGGATAATTCTCTAATGCCTTGTTTTATAAGTTTCCTCCCAGATATTATATGGATATACTGAAGAACATCTACACCATAAAGATAAACTAAGGTAACCTTTACTTGGTGTCTAGTAAAGTATGGTATACCGGTTAGATGTTTCCTATATAATTTCTTTTCAGTAACAATCTTATTGGTAGTATCTGGTCTCCAAGTCCATATATAATATCTATCTGGTCGTATGGGTCCGTTGTTACTTTCCTTTAGTTTTACCATTTATATTCCTCTTTGCCATTCTATACCAAAGATTGATAGATTTCTCATTTGCTTCGGGGAATTTCTTTTTCATTCTCCGAATAACTCTATCAAGTTCAAAACCTTTTGCAGTTAATTCGAATACATAAGATTTCTTTGTACCCTTGATAAGATTAAATTCATCCCTCTCTCTTGGTGGTTTCTTTTCTCGAGGTTTCTTTATCCCAGGAACTCGTTTGGTTCTTCTTTGCCCATTTTCCCCTTCTTCTCCGAGAAACCCAAGCCTTAATCGAGAATTTCTTAATGGGTCATCTTTCGAATACCCAATATTTTCTAATTGCTTATCCATCCAATCGTCATATTTATCAATTAACGATTTATCGGGCTTTTCTTCTGATACATTGATATAATGTAATAAGTCAAATACCCCAGCAGAACAAGCATCAGGGAAAGGCATCCCTAATATGATAGCCTTTCTCTTTAAATCCTTATAAGTCATGTTTCTCCCAGAAGCACCAAGGAAATTTGATTTCTCCTTGGATGGAGCTTTCATGTCTTTTCTACTCTTTTTTGCCATATCATTAATATTTTAAAGTATTCATTTATTTTCTTTGCAAATATAAGAATAAATAATTTAATCTTATCTTATTTCTCTATTTATTTTTATAAAAATCCGAGGTTTTTGCTCGGTTCGCAGCAGTGGATTTAGGTTTTTTAGGCTTTCTCTTGATATGTGTGTTATAAGCCATATCCAATTTCTTAATATGGAATTCTATATTGTTCATTTGATTATAGTTTACTGCTCTTTCCACACAGCAACGGTACTCTGGCCAGAATTTTTGTCCAAGCTTAACAGATTCGGTTTTAATCATGAACTTAGATACCATAAAACCAAAGGTATCAGCATCATCTTTAGTTTTGAATACATACATGTAAAATCTACTGAATTCATTTACTACTTCATCCAAAGGTCTTACTGGTAACAATAGATAACCATCAGTATATAGGTCCTCAGATATTAAAGCTACCCAATACTTTTTCTTTCCTGGTTTTACTTTATACCTAAACCTTTCCTTGAGTTTAGTGTGCATCCAATCTGGTACCCTATTAAGTAGGTATTTGATATATATCTTATCCTTCTTATTCGACCGCCTTTTAAATGCAGATGGCTGTTGTAGCATCCTTGGAAGTATTCTAAAGTTATTCCACCTATCAAATTCAAGAATTAATCTTAGAGTATCTATGTCCCATTCATCATCAGACTCCTTTAACCTCTTCATGTTTCTCTCTATATTTTTAGAGTTTACCTTTGGGAGTAATTGAGCTGAGTCTCCTGTGAATAAGCTTGCTTCTTTTCTTTTTAATCGTTTCTCTAAACATCCCTCCATATAATCTTGGAAATTCCTCTCACAGGGGCAATCTGGTCGAAAAATAGAAGTGTGTTTCTCAAAAAAATCCGAGAATAGCCTAAAGAATTTCTCTGACCGTTCCCGGATTTCAAGATACTTGTAATGAGATAACTTTAAAATTTCACCAGCTTCCCATGAAGATTTACTTTCTGATAGTTGAAGGAATAATGATTGTTGTTCTTTATCAATTAAACAACTCCAGGCTTTTTGTTGAGCTTCGTTCATAACATTAAATTCTCCTATATCTCATTATACTATCAATTGCTTCATTGGTTATCTGATTAGGGTCATATTCCCCAGAATTAGCATAAAGCTTATCTGGGTCATGATTTAAATATACACTATAGATAACGTTGTCAAAAGGTAACCATACTTCCATTCTTCCCATTTCAGGGTATATAAGAACTTTTACTCTTTTACAAAGATGGTCAACCTCTAATACTGTAGCATCTACTCCCTCATAAGGATAACCCCGTAATACTAAGTAATCTCCAGGCTTTACATTGACTAAATCATCTACTGAAAACTTCTTATTCTCTCTAGCAATACGTTTAAATCGCCTTACTTCTTTTCTACTACAAGTAGCCACTAAAGAAAAATCATCAAAGTCTTCTGCATTGTCAATCCTTACCTTTTTCTTTCTTGGGTGCATTGTCTCGGTATTACGTAACCAAGTTCTGATACCAGATATATTCCTACGTAACTTATTAAGAAAGGGCCTTGAGAATGCTAATTTAGTGGGCATTCTCATAAAACCATAATTGAATAATACTGGTACTTCTTCGAATACCATCTTACCCTTTGTGGTTTTTCTTAATACGTTTACCATAGGAATAATTGCCTTGATTTGGTCATACCCCTTTTCTTTGAGTTCTTTATTGATTTTATCACAGTACTTCCTTTCAAGGTAAAATATACAATATGAGTATGGGGTATGCTTCTTCATAGGTTACTGGTTTTTAAGAATTAACTTAGCTTGCTTATGTACTAACTTATAGTTTACATTCTTCAGTATATCACTAGCCATGAATACATAAAGAATCTCACCTATCTTTGGTACATCGATTACCATAATATTGGCTTTATCGAATAGTGGTTTATAGAATACGGAAGATAAATCCTTTCCAACTACAAAGAAAAATTCTTCTGAGGGCATTGAATTATATCTCATACAGAGTATAGGAACTTTATTTGCTCTTTTTGCATCCTTAGAAGCTTGTTCCCAGAATTTCAATATATCGCATCCCTTATTACCTAAGAGTAGATGTTCAAACTTAATCTCTTTATAATTCTTGCATTCGATGGATATCTTACATCTATGAGCATGCCTTTCATCAGTACAGGTTAAATCGGAAGTGGAGTCCTTGTTTGAATGCCAAGCTCCACTCCCCGCTCTATTCCTTTCAAATTTGTACCCGGTCCATTTTGTAAACCAAGCACCTATCTTTCTTTCGAATCGATTTCCTTTATTCTTAGAGTTCATAATATAATGGTGTATTGTATTTTTATATACCATTATAGTAATTGGTACCTACTCAGGCCTTGAGTCTTTTCCACTTGCAGAATTTTGGTATTACCAAGAGGAAGAGAATCTAAGTGGGTTATCAAGAATAAAGTTTTCTCTTTGAATATGTAACGTATTAAGGAAGTAACTATTTCTATGTTATCTGAACTTAGTGATTCAAATACCTCATCAAGGAATGCTAAGTTAATACCCTTAGAGGCAGTTAAAGCCTCATTCATTGCAAAAGCCATTGCTACACAGACCAATTGTTTCTCGCCACCTGATAGTTCATCGTAATCTATAATCATCCCATCTCTTTCAATAAGAGTAACAAATTCTTTTCTAGCAGTACCCAAATCAATATTAAATTCGATCCTAAATCCCAATACCTCTGAATACTTATCGAGGCATTTATTTAAGAACTCAAGTGATGAATCGAATAGGTAAGCCTTAATCCCATTATTACCCAATGGGTCATTAATTAACCAGTTATAATTCTCTAACTCTAACTCTTTATTGTGAAAGTCTTCATCAACCTTCCGTAAATTCTTCCTAATCTCCTTAAGTTTTTGTTTATACTTTGGAGACATGACCTTAAGCTTTTCTTGCTTGAGCTTAGCCAGGTCTTCGTCAATAGAAGCAATATCAGAAGCAATATCATCACAGTCTGATTTTAATTTCTTATACCTATCATTTACACTACTAAGTTCTTCCAACCTCTCTAAAGCCTCTTGATACTCTTTATCATATTTGTCAAGGTCAGAAAACGCTTTATATATTGATTTAGCATCACGTAACGCACGTTTGTAGTGACCGGCTTCTAACTGTATTACCAATTCTTTGATTACTTTCTTAAGGGGTACATTCGATAAACTCTTTGCATCTTTTATCTTACTCCTCAAATCAAGGATTAGTTCATTTTGTTTTTTAATCTTTATCTGAAGCGAAGCATCTACTTCATCCTTGATTTGTTTTTGTTTTTCAATTAGTAGCTTAGTTAGCTTTTCCCTATCTTGCTTTAACTCTCTTCTTTCTTCTTTAATTTTTTGCTTGAAGGATTTTTCTCTATCTCTCATATCGAAGTAAGCTTCCTTGTTAGCCTCTAATTCTTTCTTAAGCATTTGAGACTCATGCTCTACCTCATTTATTTGAGATATCAAGTTATTTTTATCTTGTAATGCAATGCCTTTAGCAAGGTTTAAGAACTCTAAGTCAAATACTTCTTCGAATATCTTTTTCTTATCAGAATTAGATTCTTGTATGAGTCTTTTTATACCCTGACCAAACATGATTGAGTTCATAAACAGAGTATATGATAAACCTATCTCTCGGTTTATAAAATCTTGTATCTTCCCCTTCCCTTTGATATCAACTATATCCCCATCTTTCATGAAGATAAGTCTGTCTTTACCTTTAGCACCATCCTCAAGTACTTCATCATACTTTTGACATCTAACTATCTTATATGTATGAGAATCTTTCTGAAAATATACTTGTACCTTAGTACCCTTGTAATCTTTAGGCCTTACTTGCTTCCAAGTATTTACCTCAGAAACACCCTTTAGGTTTTTCCCATATATTGCCCATACCAAGGCAGAGAGAATAGTTGATTTCCCTTTCCCATTTGGGGCCTTGATAAGTATGGTACAAGTTGGGTTTAATTGTAGATGTAAGGATTCTATTGAACAAAATCCTTCTGCCTCTAAGTTTAAGAACGTTAACATGACTCAGCCTTTTTAAGTGTTTCAATTAATAGATTAGTTTTAACCTCATCTTTAATACCTTTCTCTCTTAGGTATCTCTTTGCTAGAGACTTCTTAGAAAGTTGCTTAGTAATCTTATGTTTGTTATTAACTGGAGTACTAGCTTTTTGAGGGATTACCGTATAATAATTGCCATCATCATTAATATCCTCTTCCCTTTCTACATCGATGAACTTTGGGAAATTTTTCAAAGGTACAAACTTCAGAGACAAATCTTCATAGATTTTCCAATACCCCAATTCACATCCCCTATCGGTTCTCCTCTGATGGTTAGGGGCTCCAATCATATAAACCTTCTTTGATAGTCTTTGTGGTTTGTGTATATGCCCACATAATACTAAATCGAACTTATTGAGAACATTCACATTTAAGTTTTCTACGGAATCTATTTCCCTACCATCTGTATCTTTTGCACCAGGATAATCGGTGTGTAGTAAAAGAATATTCTTTTTACTTTTATCTAATTCTAACTTCTTTAAGTATTCACTTAGACCCACATTATTATCAATATAAGGAACCCCATATACCATAATATCTTTATGTGTAGAAGATAGTTGGGTTTTTTCATAATCTAATATCATAATACCATACTTCTCTACTTGATAAAGCCAGCTAAAGGGTTTAGTACCAACCTTACTTATTTTCTTAATATCATGATTTCCAGATATGGCATATATCCAAAATCCTTCGATTAGTTCATTATAACATATCTCTGCTAATTCTTGGTCCATTGTTTCTGCCTTATGAAATAAGTCTCCACAAAATAATGCAGGACAGTTAAACCTTCTACATAATTTCCGTATAATCGACAAAACCCTGAAACTATTCAGGGTCCTGTGATTGTTCTCATTAAACTTAGCCCATAGATTTATATGTAAATCTGAAAAGGCTATTGCTATTACTTCTTTCCCCATATCCTATCTAAATGGTAATTGATTTGTTCCGTTCTCATACCTAAATCGAGCTCAGATATACAAATAGTGGGTATTTCCCAATTTGCAAGCAATTCCCCCATAAGAGATGATATCTGAACTTGGAAGAATCTGTTAAGTATTCTCTTACCATTATCTTCCATTGACCAATGCTTATAAGTATCTAGATTTAATGGTAAGAAGATTGCTACATCACATTGATCTTCCATTAAAGTCTTACATTGACAGAAAAAATGTTCCATTTCACATTCTGGTAAAGTTCTTGATTGCTTATACCAAAAATAAGCAGCCAAATCTGCATAACTCCTATCAGTTACGAAGTATTCTCTATCCTTGAATAACCTATTCCTTTTGTTCAGAAGTTGAAAATCTGCTTTATACATTGCCTCCGAACCGAGGGATAATATTTCATTATGTGATACCCCTTCAGTAGCAGGTAATAAATCTGACATACTACCAGAAATAAAAGGTAGATCTTCTCTCTTAGCTACATACTTAGCTAAAGTAGTTTTCCCTATACCAGAGGGACCCACAAACATAATTCTCTTACTCATGATGTAATGCTTTAAATGGTTTTATAAATTCATTTGTCAAAAATGATGCTAAAGAGTATTCAATACAAAGCTCTTTGAATTTCTCATACTTAAACTTCTTCTTTGACTTAATTGGTAACTTATCCAATGGATTATGTCTTACAAACCAGAAAAGGTCGATTAACTGTTCATTCCTTTTCCATATTTGAAGATATTCTTTGTTCTTACTCTGGGCAATAAACTTCTCAATTCTACCATCATCAAGGATTTTCCTTGCTTTTACTGGGCCTATACCCGGGAACCCTGGTATATCATCGGAAGTATCTCCAACCATTGCAAGGTACTCTACCGTTTCATGAGAATGATAACCGAATAATTCTTTGCAGTTATCCATTCTTATCATCTCATCTTTTCTGGGATTATATATCCTCAGGTTATTTGATAGCAACTGGTTAAAGTCTTTATCCGATGATATAAGTATCATTTTCTCGGATTGGAATTTTTTAATTGCAAGGTATGCTAAGAAGTCATCTCCTTCATATACTGTAGATTTCTTTTTATCGAAGATATAATTAATTCTTAGCATACCCAGCATTTTCATTATAATTGCCTTTTGCTTTTGCAATGATTCGTAATCTACAGATATATTTTTTCTATGTCCCTTGTAATTGGGCAATAACTTCGTCCTTACTGGTGAATGACCATTATCGAATGAAATATAAACCTCATCCGGTTCGAACCTTGTAAGATACATATGTAGAGATTTGAAAAATCCGAATATTGCCCCACTCGGTTTGCCATCGGTAGATTTAAGTTTTTCAAATTTGTGAAAACTTTGGTGTAAAATATTCTCGCCGTCAACTAATAATATTAATTTTTTATTTTTCATATTTATTTTTATATTTAATATAATAATCTGATATTAGTTGATGTCCCAGCCCGGTTATCTCTGATACCTCTTTTCTAGTAAACCCCATACCTATCAACTTAGGTATATATGACCTTTGAATCTCTGTACCTTTGATACATTTACCTTTTAATTTGTTTACCATCCTTCCATCCCTAGAAGCTTGAGACATATTGTCTTTTTGTGTACCCCAATAAAGGTTCTTAACTGAATTATTAGTAGGTACATTATCTTTATGGCAAACATAGGGTAAATTTTCGGGATTAGGTATATAAACTAAAGCCACTAATCTGTGTAATAACCATTTTGTAGTACCTATACCTGGTTGAGATAATCCTACTATATACCTCCCATTCTTATTTAGATGAGGTTGTTTTAAGTGATATCGTTTACTTAATATACCCTTACCATTAACATCCCACCTTGAATATATTTTACCTCTCTTAGAGATGTGGTATCCTGGATATCCTGGGATATTATCATGAAGTATTTTATTCTGATACTTACCTTCTCCATGAGTATAGATTGGAGAAGTCCAAGACAGACTACCTATCTTATTCTTGGACCTTGTAAATTGTGTTTTCTTGCTCATCGTCCAAAATCTAATTCATAAAGTGAAACTTCTTGAATCTTTTCCTCTCCAAGATATACATCTAAATAATTCTCTGGTTGGCTATAAGCATCTAGATACCTAACCCTAGATTCCATTCTCAAATTTTTCTTAAGGTACTCTTTAATTACTTTCTCTATACCTTCTACCTCTTTCTTATTCATCGTCTTCCTCCTCCTCTTCTGAATCTGAATAGTTTTCATATTCTACACCATCGACTGGGAATAGATTTGTTTCTATTTTCTCCAGTTGTTTTTTAGTAGTACCTATGGTATTTACTCCAGCTTTCCGTAAAAGTTTTCTACGAAGTTCATCGTCTTCTTCCAGAAGCTTTTGGAATTTCTCTTCTCCTCTTGCAAGAGTTTTCCCTTTCAATTTATACCCACCAGTAGTTTTTTCGATTACATCGGTATCTACCAATACATCTTCTAAAGCATAGCATCTGTCAAACCCGACTTCGTGGAATTTAGGATTGAAATATACAGGGCATTTGCTGATTGTAGGTCGAGGAGGAGCAACTTTATTTTTAATAAGTCTGATAGTGACAAGTTTCCCAGCTTTCCTTTCTTTCCCATTTTGTTTAATGGTAACAGACCTTCCTGAATAGAAAGCAGCTCTGATTGAAGCGTAGAACTTAAGTGCTGCACCTCCTGTAGTTGTTGTGTTATCTTTTCCAAATCCGACATTTAAAGCAGTTCTTAATTGGTTAATATAAATCTGAGATACTCCCAGCTTGTAGAATAACTCACTTCTGATACGGAAGTATTTGTAAAGAGCCTTTGCTCTACCTCCCATTTCTGCTTTACCATCAACCATCTTAGCATCGATATTATCTGTACAGTCAGTAGCTGCAATGGAATCGATTACTAAGAGTATCGGTTCATTGTGAGTTAATTGAGAACGTAAATAAATTGCTAAGTCTGCTACTACATCTGCAATATATTCAATACGTGTATCATTAACAATGGTTACTCTTGCGGGGTCTACCCCATTTATTTCAGCCCAAGAATTCATCCAGGATTGTTCAGCATCTACCCATATCACATGACCTCCGAGTTGTTGAGTAGCATAAGCAAAGTTATAAGCCACTAAAGATTTACCAGAGGATTCCTCTCCAGCAATCTCAACGATTTTACCATAAGGAATACCCTTACCGAATAAGTAGTTCAGAGCAAAGAAAGTAGATGGTATATATAAATCGGTATCAGTAACTTCTGAAGCTAATTTAATCATACTTCCATATTTCTTTGCCATCTCATTTGCTGTTGGTACTTTTAAACCAACCTTAGATTTCTTTGCCATAATGTAATGTCTTTAAACTAAAGAAGGTGATAACAGAACGAATCTAATTACCACCTTCGAATGAAACCATATTACTAACCCTTAAATATCCGATTTGTATTTTCTTTTCTTTTTCTTAGGTTCATCATCTTCCATGTAATGGTCTTTGTGAACTCCCTTTTTCTTTTTCTTCTTTGACTTATCGTCATCATCGTCATCCCCATGGTCTTCATTTAGATACTGTGAAAGTAAATCTTCCAACTCATCATAGGATTTGATTTGAGAACGAACTATTCCCTCAAGATCAATTGTACCCTGATATTTCTTGTCCAATTTAGTTGGTTTGCAAGCACGGGCAGAATAAGTAGTATCTAGTTTACCAGACCCGGAACGAATTACCTTGATATCGTATCCAGTTTTTGGATCTGTCATATCACCTGCCTCATCTTCATCAAGGTAAAGGTCAATGATATCCTGGTATACTGAGCGAGGAACTAAAACTCCCTTATCTTTGCCTTCGTAATCTACCTTACTACCCTTTTCATCTGAGTAAATGATACCACCGATGACATATCTTCTTCTTGGTACCAAATTCTTGGCAAGTTCCTTGTCATCTTCATCCTTGGAGTTTTTCAATTCTTGGTATTTCTCCATGAATGGGCAAGGTTCATCAAAAGTAGCCGGAGATATAACTCCTCCCAAATTGCCACCCAGGTAGAATTGAATAATTTCGATACCCAATTCTTGGTCATCACCCGGAGATTTAATTCTCATTCTCAGAGTTCCCTCTTTTGGATATACTAACCCACTACCATTTCCCTTGGATTCTAGCTGTTTCTTTCTAGCTAGCATCTTTTCTTTTGTAGAAAGTCCCTCTGATGAAACTTTCTTTTTCTTCTTGTCTTTTATCATAATTATTAGTTTTAATTATTCGGTTCTGAGTAAACTACTTCGTTCATACTCAATACGGTAAGAACGTTTTTCTCTAAAAGCTGTTTGAGAGCAGGAGATAGTTTGTCCGTTTCGAATTCAAGTTCTTTACCTGCATACAAACCATAGGTAACTATTCTACCTACAGCAACCAATTCTCGGTAGGTTTTGTATTCTTCGGTAATTTCCCCACTCTTTACTACAACCCCTTTACGAGGAACTCCCTCTTTTACTTGTTCAGGGATAATCAAACCGGATTTAGTTTGATTTACCTCCTTTGGAGATAAAATAAGTACCCGGTTTTCTGTTGGGCATCCGGGTAATTCTTGATTAAATTTCTCAGCTACAAGAGGTGAGATAAATGTCATTGAATAATTCATATTCTAATACTGTTTTTAAAAGTTAGTAATTGTTTATAGTTCAATGGGTTAACCTTTTCTTAGGTTCGCATTAATAGTTCTTAATATATTTTCGCGTGACTCATAGCACTTACATATAGTTATGAACTTATTTGCTTTTTCTACAGCTTTCAAATACCTCTCATTGATAGAAGAGTATTTCTTGTTAAGGTTTGCCTTATGAGATACATATTCGTTATTCCACCTTTCATTAGCATCCTTATAATATACCCAAGCATTGGAATAGGCTTCATCCTTTTCCCTTGCTAGTAAATCTCTTTCCTTTATATACTTATCTCTAAGAGAACAAAGAATATAATAACTAGAAGGAGATTCTCGTAGCTGAGAATTAATGATATTCTCATTGATAGATAATTCTTTTTGAATATCAATCTCAATAAGTTTACCTTCAAATTTAACCTTTAGTTTTTTCAGTTCCGTCTTCATAAACTTCTAATAGGTTTTTAAAGTCTTCTTTACTAAATTCCCCTTTGCTTATTGCTTTAGTTACTTGAGCAAAAGCCATTTGATAGGAGAGTTTCATACCAGGCAAATTAAGAAGAGATTTATAGATGCTTACCTTATCTACCAAAGCCATTAATCTTAAGTCGCATAAGTTATCAGTACCACCTCTATCGAGTAAGGCTAAAAATGCAGCCCAATAAATATGGGTGGCATCTTCATAAGCAAGTTTACCATCCTCATCTGTAGCCATTACTTTAAAAGCCAATCCCTCTAAAGTAGTAAGATTAGTTTGTACTTGAGATAACTGAGTCTTTAATCGGTTAAGTAACATTTTTTCTTGTCCACTCAACCTTAGATTAACTCCATCTAAATACTTAAGTAAATTTTCGATAGAATAACCTAAGCACCCTGCAACCATGTAAGTGAGGGCAGTTAACTTACTTGCATTATCAATCTCTTTCTGTGTTGCCATAATTCCATAAATTTATATTATTTATGTAGACATAGTATCTTCTCTTTTCGATTCTGTTATAATGGTTGATACAGATTCTGAATGCTTCAGATTAGTTTTACAATTGGGGCATTGTACTATCCTAAAATAATCTCCAGATTTTTTATAAACCCCAAAAGTTTCACTGGTATCATATTCAAATTCGCAATCACATACTGGGCATTTAGCCCTCCATACCGTGGGCCCGTTTAAAATCTTCTTCATAACATTTTCTTTTCTTAATATATTTATATACTAACATTGGTGATATCCCATACTTCCTAGCAAGTTTTGCTTTTATCATACCAGTATCATACTCATAAAGTAATTGAAGTATATCGGGTCTACTTAACTTTGTATCTGAAAATTTAAACCTACCATCTCTAATACATTGTTGAGTATTTTCCTTAGCAGTACCCCAATATAAGTTCTTATAATGATTATGAGTTCTTATATTATCCTTATGACATACATACTTATGATTATTTGGGTTTGGTACATATACTAATGCTACTAATTGATGAATGTTATAAGTATACCTATATCCATTCGTATCCCTAATAGAAACTATAACGTATCCGTTATTTTTAATTCGATTAAGGGATAATTTTACCCAACCTTTACCCTTATAATTAGAATATACCTTACCATTCTTGGTAACATGGTAATTAGGGCAACCAATGCAATCTAAGTTTCCCTTTAAAATCTTCCTCATACTGCTTTATCTCTTTACTAAACAATTTAGGATAATCCTTAATGATTACATTCTTATACTTCTTATGTTCTTCCATATACTCCTCTACTGAGAAATCTGGTTGAAGCATCTTTCTATAATCATACCCAGGAATAAAAGGTAATTCTTCTGCCATTGACCTACCAATAGAGAAGTCCATTGACATATCTACATCATCCACTTGAAAACCAAAATATTTCTTAGTACTGGGGTTTCTCAATATATCCCATATTTTAAAAACAGTCCAAGTATTAATATATTCAGGCTTTGAGTAAAAATAGGCTGCATCATGAACAGTTGCTACTTCAAGCATACGGGGTAATTTACCTTGTCGCATTAACCAATAAACAAGAATAGCTCCGAAGTTGGTCATATTTGCTGCAGCACCTTGACATGGGAAATTAAGTCCCAAACGAATAGCATAAGCAACTTCTTGTTTGTCGTTTGAGTATATCTGGGGTAATCTTCTCTTAGTACCAAATAACTGGGTATAATACCCATGCTTACGAAGAAATTTCTCTTGCTTCTCTTTGAACTTAAGTATCTTTGGGTGTTTCTCAAAGAACTCCGCCATTTCTTTATGGGCTTCTTCTTTAGTAACTATAATACCAGCTTTTGGGTCGGATAATTTTACTGCAAGTAAAGCTTCTCCAATACCATAAATCAAACCGAATGCAATTTGCTTAGCTTGTTTTCTTCTAGTCTTCCATAATTTATGGTCAGGATGATTTTCATCTTCGTATATTTTAGAGGCTTCCTCAATTGATACTCCATATTTTGCTGCTGCTATACCCAAGTGAGGGTCAGCCCCCTTTGCAAAAGCATCAAGATATGTTTCATCACCCGATAGATGAGCCATCATTCTTAACTCTGCCTGTGAGTAGTCAAATGCCATATATAAATATCCCGGAGGAGCAACTAATTGTTTCTTGATATTGGGATCTACCGATGTCTTTGGTATCTGCTGCATATTTGGGTCTGCAGAACTAAACCGATTAGAGTCTGTACCATGTATATTATACCTACCGTGTAATCTAGAATCATCTTGTACCTTTTCCCACCATCCATAAATATAGGTCTTATACATTTTCTCTAACCCTCGTAATTCAAGAAGCTTATCAAGGAATATTGCCTTTGGTGAATCTGTCTTTTTAATCGTTAACCTAAGGTTAGTAAGAGTTTCTTCATCAGTACTTGGTTTACCAGATTCATTATCCTTAATCACATCAAAATGAAAGCCATCTTCTGAATACATCAATGCAGGTAAATCAACTGGGCTACCCAAATTAATGGGCCTTATTAATTCTTGTTCCTTTTTAGTTGTGAATATACCTGCTTTGATATTTGAGATTTTCTGTTCCCTTGATGCAATCTTCCGTTTATCTTTTGGGTCATTATAATCTAACTCTTCAAGTTCGTCTTCAATAGACTGAATATATTTATCAATCTTTTCTTGGTTATACTTCTTTTCGAATTTCTTTACTCTTGGCAAAGCGTATATTGCGTCTCTAGCAGCATCTATTTTTGGTTTATATTCTTCCAAAAGCTTTTTATTGAACTCAGTATCTAGATATAAACCCTCCTTTTCTACCGATGTTAGTACTCGTGAATTACACATGAATAAATTACGGAATACCGAATACATACCTAAATCCACCAACTTCTTCTCAAAGAATATCATTAACCTAAGAGTATAATCTGTATCTTGACACCCATAATGGCAAAGTGGGTCTAATTCTTTTTTATCCCAAGGTATTTTATCAAAAGCATCTTGTTTCTCATAATTACCATGCTCAGGCAAATACCTTCTTACCATTGATTTTAGGTCATGGGGTTTTTCCTCATTAAGAACATATTTTGCAAGCATACCATCTAAACAAGTACCCCTATAGAATATTTGATACTTTTGGTTTATCTGGTCATCAAACTTCCAGTTCCATGCAACCTTTACAATGTCATAATTCTCGATTACCTCTTCCCCAAATTTCTTTAGCATCTTTTTCCAATTCCAACCCGGTGAAGTATAATCTTTTGTTTCGAAATGGTCTAAAGGAATGGAAGCACCAAACCCTGGCATCCAGGATACTGAGAGTATAGTTGGCTTAAAACCCTTATTATATATTGGTTCTGCATTTGTTTCGTAGTCACAGCAAGCATAACCTGTAGCTTTACAACAAGCAATAAGTTTCTTAAGCTCTCTCTTGTTTTTTATTATTGTATACCGTGTCTCCATATTTTAAAATAGAAAAAGGGACATACCCACCAGTAGTAGATACATCCCTCATTATTAGTATTTCTCTTGTAAGTCTTCCAGATTAGATGCTAATGATGTCCAATCTTTCTTATAAGCATGAAGAGAATCGATTGTGTGATACAGATAACCCGGTTTTACTCCTACCTCTTTAGCTACATATTGCATGAGTCTCCATGCAAGATATACATCATTACCGAAATGTTGTACAAAGTCCGAACTTCTTTGATGATAGCAAATATGTAATACCTTCTCTCCTTTACCATTCTGACGGATAAGGAAGTCATAATACATTGAGCAAGGTATACGTTTACTTCCATCAAGGAATCTTAAATCTGTACCATGGAATATAGGGAGTACTGCTTTACGAGTATCATTATCCCTCTTAAGAAGTTCAATAACTGATTGCATTGCTGAATCACAGTTAAAAGAAGTACTACCATAAATGTCTAACGAGTTCCAAATACGCTCTGGGTAGGTGTAATCAAACTTACCATTCACCAAAAACTGTTCCCATAAATCTTTTCTCAATTCCCAAGCTTTACCTGGATTTAAATCATACCAACCAATCCTTTCTTTAAACTCGGCATCTGCCCATTCCTTTGAATGAGAGAATATGAATAACCATACTGGGTCTCCAAGTGAAGTTAAGCAATATTGTTGGCAAATGAGTTCTTTTGTAATAAAATCCTCATTACCTTCAATCACTTTATTTTGATAGGTCTTTGGTTTTACAGTTTGACCATAACTGTTGAGTTCTCTGCCCATTTCGGACATTAACTCAAAACTGTTAGAATATATCCTCATATAATATAAATATTTAATTGTATGACATTGTAGAACTAACCCAGGTCATATGCCAGTAGCGATATACAAAATCATCAAAATCCTCTACCTCTTTTAATAACAAGGGTATATCTGGTTCTCCCCCGTTCTTTTTAATCTCAAAAACTTGGTAATAGAATTTGTTTACTAATCCTATACGCTTCTGATTTAAAAATTCCTTAGCTTCCATTGTTCTTTTGTTTTAAAAGTTTCTTTTTATAGGCTTTACGTTGAGAGTAAGAGATTACATTCTCCGGGTATTCTATATCCTCATACTCGAGAAGTAATTCTTTTGCTTTCATTGATTTATATGTTTCCTCATATAAATCTGGTCGAAGCACTTTAAAACTTCTAAAGAATACCTTGAATGAAGAGAATTCCTTCTCTGTGCCCTTTTGGAATTTTTTCCATATCTCTTTTATCCTCTTATTCCATGAATTCTCCTCTGCTCCTTTAAGTACCTTCTTCAAAGGTTTATGGGTATGATACATTAAAAGTGTCTCCACATTTCCGTACATTTGAGTCGCAAATAGGTTGATTTGTACTGACTGGTCCGGCCCATATACGTACTCTGACATTCGTTGAATTAATAGGAAATCGAATATTAACCTCTTGGTAATTTCCGAAGCCCGAACTACCATTGTAATAACTGGGATGTCCTCCCCGAATCGTTTTGAAAAAGTCGCAGCTATTAGACATTGTTTACCGTTATCATGATGATTGTTAAACATATAAGTTATATTGTAATTCTGATTGTACTTATTTCTCAGTACTCTCAGTTTACTACGCAACAAGTCAAGCTTATTAAAATCTATGTAGTTATTCAATAAGCTAGTCCACTTAGTTTCTTTGTAATTGAAACATCTCCCATAATCAAATTCGGGGTCTACCCATGCTTTTCGTATTTTTATAAATACATTATACACTACTGCTACCCCACTATTAGCCATAGCTCCTTTCCCAAATAGGATTGGGTCTAATCTTAGGAATCCCTCATTGAGTTTTTCCCATGCTTCCTGTGAAGTAGCAAATTCTAACGAATGGAGGGACTCCTCCGTATTAAGTTGAAGCCCCTCTAATTTCTTATTCCAACCCGACATATAATTGGCTGATTTTTAATTGGTTACTAATAATTTGTAGTTTGCCTCCATAAATTGAGACGTTGTTTTTTAAAGAATAAACTAAATAATCCGCAAGGAGTAAACCCATTCATGGCTAAGAATCCCATATAGAGATAGAAAGCTTTTACTAATGATTCCTGAAAATCTATTTCTTTGGTCATTACTTGAGTTTGTTTCCAGGGTCTACATTTAAGGAAGTTCCTTGCTTTATTGAGTTCATATATTACTTCCCATAAATATAGCTTCTCATTTTCATGAAATATCTCGCTCATTTCATGAAAACCTGGGGTATAAGAAACTATCTTATCATACTCTGCTCTATCCTCTCTTGCCCAATCAGTTGAACTTAATATAGGATATTTCCTTACACTTCGATGATCTGGGTACTTGATGAGTAGGTCTTTGACTCCAATTGCCATTACCTCAAATAAACTCTTGGCATCTTGATATTTTAATATATCTTCTGGCAATATATTAGAATACAAAAGCAAAGTAAAGAAGAATCCCAAGGCATCTGCTTGTTCCTCATTTGCATTTGCTAGATGATTTAATACCTGAGTGTATTCTTCTGAGGTTAAGCAATCATTATTCCATCCATAATCACGATATATAGATACTACTTCATCGGTAGATTCGAATCCTTCGGTTAATTCCTCAATAACCCTACCAATAAAATCCTTTAGGATAACTTGGTTCTTTGGGTTATTTATATCTAAAGGATAATCTGGTAACCTTTCTATCTCTTTATACCCAAAGAATTGTTCTATCCCAAGATCATACATTTCTTGTAGTATCCGTGCCTCAGTTTCTTCTACCTGAGGCACTTGTTCATTTATATTCCTTATGTCCACTATTTTATGTTTTGAGATGAACCAAATCCTTTATCTCCTCTGCTTCCCCACATTTGTGATTCAGTATAAAACTCCTCTTGCTGAATCTCCTCTGGCTCGGTAATATAAATGGGTACATGAATAAATTGTACCAGCTTTTGACCAGCCTCGATAACCTGAATTTCTTGAGAAGTGTTATATATCCCAATATGTATCTCTCCAACATAAGGGGAATCCACTATCTCGGCAGTAAAGATTAACCCTTTCTTAGTAGCTATACCAGATTTGTTTGCTGCCATTAACATAGATGCAGGAGGTTCTAGCAAACCTTTGATACCCGAGGGGATAAGTATACGATGACCTGGTTTTAAAGCTATATGCCTTACGAAATTTTCATTAAATGGAATATCTAAAATATACCCATTTGAATCAAATTCGTTCTTGTCATGAATATCCTCAGGATATAAATTGGTTGGTACATAAAAATCTAACCCAGCATCATTTGGGTTTGCTCTGTTGGGAGATACTACCTCCCTTACTTTGATAAATCTAAATCTGTTCATAATATATTACATTTACGTAAAAGTTGTCCAAAGGTTAATTTCTCGGGTCTAGAAACATGTACTCCCAATGAATTACACATCCTGATTACATCGGTAGAACCCTCCATACATAAATTAGCAAGTACATCTTCTTGCTTTACAAAATAGTTTGGGTTGTTAAGATATACCTTGAACATAGCCCATATCATGTCTATTGGTTTCATTATTTAGTACACTCTTTATAAAGTTCTCTAATACGTTTTCTTGGTACTTCAAATTTCTCAACTGTCTTTGAGATAATTTCTTTTTTCTCTTTGCCTTTCCGAATCAAGCCTCGGATGTATTTCTTGATACCAACGGTATCTTCAAGTACATCTAAATCCTTGTATTGATTCTTCTGTTCAAGTTCTTTCCTGGTGATGTTCAAGTTCTGTGACATCTTGAATGCACATAGCTCTGAGTCTCCGCATAGCTTACACTCTTTAGTTGATAGGTCATACCCAATACCGAAGCAAGGGTCTCCATTAGTTCCCAGAGTACTAACATCTATGGGAGTAAGGATATCTTGCTTCGATAAGTCAGGAAGTTGTTTCTTTTTCTTAGCCATTATATATCTTTTTTACGTTTATAATAAATGTATATCTCACTGTTATCTTCTATGGGAACATAGGAATAACCGATGTTATTTATAAATAGTTCCCTGAGTTTATATAATTCTTGGTATGAATTTCTATCATAGCTCTCTTGACATACTTTGACTACCATACCATTACTCCAGTACAAACAAAAGAAATGAGTAAAACATTCGGGGGTATTTTGAGAAGTTTCCAAGTTTGATATCCATATCAAATCTCTACAGTTGAATACATGTTTAGGATTATGTACCTCTCCCACAACAAGAGACTTAAACGACTTAAACCATTCTTTAATCTTCTTCATCATAAGTGTAATTAAGGTGTTTACAATTGGGACAGACCCATTCTTTGAAATGCCATCCTTTGATTTCCAAATCCTCTTTATGAAAACGTTTCTTGCATGAATGACATTGATAACCATCCTTAGAAAATATGAAGTCTAAAGCGAGTATTATTATCATAATAACCACCGCTGTAATTAAAATATATTTCTCCATCACTGAAAGCCTTTAATTTTCTTTTTAGTGTTATTGGGTTTTCCTTAAGAGTACCCAGCAATAAATACCTGATGCAGAGATTTGGATTATCCTCCAACCATCTGATAAGAGAGTAGTTAGTTTAGTATCATCTTCGTCTCTGATACATATTAGTTTATCATTATTCATAATGCCTATATGCTTATTAATTGTAATCTTCTTTTCCTCCTACGGAGAAAAAGTAAATACTCATAGTACTTCTAGTTAACTCTTAATAAGGCTATGGTTAGGATGTTTCTTCCATAGCTTATCTAACAGTATTACTTTCAATTCTTGTCTCTGATAATATTGCTTCCGATGTTTACCGTGCCTATCTAAATAATTCCCAGGATAATGAAGGTCATCAAGGTATACCTTATTTTTAGATTCATCGGTTCTTACCAAACGACCAAGGAATTGAATGGATTTTTCTTGTGAATCCATACTTGCGGTATTGAGTAAGTACTTAAGCTTAGGAAAGTTTTTACCTCGAGCAATGATTGTAGTTGATACCAGGATATCTATTTTACCTTCTCTAAAATCCTTCATTATTTGTTGTCTTAACTTAGAAGGAGTATTAACATGCACATAGGCAATATTATAGGCATCGCCCAGTTTCTTTTTAAAGAACTTATATAGATTTTCACAATGTGCAATATGCTTGCATACTACGAGAGCAGGGTATCTGCCTTGATTAATATTCCATCGTAACCGATCATAGGCCATTTTCCTTGCATACTTATTCAAAGTAATAGAATCATCATATATTTCCTTATAAGTTACGAACTCGGATTCCCAATTACCATACCAAGGTTTACCAGGTACCATCTTTACAACGGTTTTTGTTGAGTAACCTTTTTTGATAGAGTCCTTGAGTTTGAACTCAGCAAGTACTTTACCAAAGAAACATTCTAAGTTCATATTCTTAACCTTATCCTTAGCAAGCTTACTCATATAAATCGTACCAGATAATCCTATACGAATTCTGGTATTAAATAACCGAGTGATTACATTCTGATATTGCTTACTACCTCCTTGGTCAGCCTCATCTATAAGTACCATATCTATTTGAGATAATTCCTTTTGATAGAATCTCATATTTCTCGAAATAGATTGAACCATACCTATGGTGAAGTTACTCCAATTTAAAACTTTGCCTTGAACAAAAGTAATATCCTCTCCCGGGAGATATTGCTTAAATTCTTCTCTAGCTTGATTTAACCAATCAGAATCATTAGTTATTAACAAAGTCTTTAACTGCTTCTTATAAGACAAATAAAGAGAAGTCATGATAAGGGTTTTCCCAAAATTTACAGTCAAATCCAATACTCCAATTTGAAAGGGTATATTGCCCACCCGGTTATTAATCACAGACTTAACAGCCCTCTCTTGCTCTGGTCTTAATTTATATTTGCCTATATTCGTAACTACTTTACTGACTTTAGGTAAAGGTTGTCTCATATCTACAACTTTAGGTTTAATCCCCATCTCAATACACATATCGTATACTTTGGGAAGTAAACCTATTTTAAATTGCCCAGTCTTGGTGATGTAATGAATCTTACCGTCCCAATTCTGCATACCTCTTTGCCTTGTACGTAAGTAGAAAGCATTCGGATGTCGAATGGCAAACTCATTATAAAGTTTCTGTGCGAACTTAAGAGGTAAGTCAAGTTCGCACATATTCCCATTCTGAATAATTATCTTACTCATTTGATAATTACCGTTACACCCTTAGTGGCTTTATCCATGCCCATTGCTTCCTTAAGAAGTTTGATATGATGTTCCTCATCGGCAATCAATTTCTCAAGGAAATAATTCACATCATCGTAATCTGGACGTTCCTCGTATTGAGCAATTGCTCTTTGGATTTTCTTGTAGTGACCAATAGTTTCTATCTCGGAATTCAAAGCAATCTTTAAAGCTTGTTCCCAAGTAGAACCAATCTCAATCGTAGGATTAATATTCATGGTAGAGTAATCCTCGTATGGGTCTGCCCTTTGTAAGAAATCAGATATCTTATCAAGGTGTCTCATCTCTACCAAACCAATACCCAACATCAATTCGGATATTTCTTCAAATCTAGAAGACTGTTGGGTATACATAATGATGGCACTTAGTTCTGAGAACTTGGCATTCTTCCAAATCACATAGAACATATTAATTATCTCATCAGGCCATGGTTCGATATCCTTAAAATCTGGATAATCCACGGATTGGTCTGAATACTTGAGGACATCTATAAAAGCATTAGCTGCATCCTCTACTCTGTTTCCGAAAAATTGTAAACCTTTCATATCATTTTCTTATTTTATCCCAAAGGGAACCTTCAACTTCTGGTTCACCTTCAAGTAGTTGTTTATTCTTATATTTATATAAATACTTATTGTATCTTTCAATTGCTTTATCCGTATACATTTGTGCAATATCCGGTAACCCATTGCACCATGCAAGAGATTCAAACTGAGCATCGATGAAGGTCTTATAATTCCAGCCCTCCTCTTTTAGGAATTCACCTACCTTTGCAAAGTGTACATACTTCTCAGGTTGATTTTCATAAGACTCATATATACCAGTTGCCTTAGCAATCTTACCTATGAAATAATCATGTATCTCTTTAGTAAGTTCTAAATCTGAATGTTGTAATTCTATCTCAGCATCTACCTGATTAGTAATGTTCTCCTGCATGGATAATAACCTTTGCATAACATTACGATAATCAGTCATTCTCTTTAACCCAGTCTCAATGTATTTAATAAAACCTTCCCGGGTATCAAATTTGAAATCTTCACAGAAGTTATTACATACTTCTGCAAGCTTTTTACAATTTGCCCATTCTCGGGAATTACTTTCGTTTATTTTACGAACCCCTCTATGCTTTAACTTTATACGAGTTGCATATAAAATATCGGCAACAAGGGCAGCATCCCCCTTAGATGCTAGTAAAATGTTAGAAACTTTCTTAGTATTCTTATTGTTAGAAACTAAGACTGCTCTATGATTTATTGCCTCCTTTCGAGCAATAACAAAAAAAGCCTCAACTGGGAAATTATCTACCTCTAAGATATTTAATATTTCCTCAAACTGAGACTTAGTTATATGGATAGATGGTTCACGCATAAATATATTATTTTATAATATAATAGGAACTCCCTATTTCAATGAGTTTCTGATTGATATCAATTCTTGATAACTTTGGTACCTGGTAGCATATACTAACTTAAGTGTCTGACTTCTCCCTAAATCATTTACGTCTTTTCCGTCTGGTAAAAACACCACCTTGACTTTTTTATAAGCTACTAATTTAAGTGCGAGATTAACAGCATAAGACCTGGCATCGGGGTCTAAAAGGATAATATATCTTTGGCATTGGGATTTAAGTAACTCATTGACTTGGAATGCAGATATAGCTTTGCCCATTGTGGCAATTGCTCTATCCCCAATTGTGAGAGCATTAAGTGCTCCTTCGCAAATGAATACCGACCGATACATCTCCAACGCATCATGATTAAAGATGATAAATTGTTTTCCCAAACCGGTAATATCTTTGTCTGGGTTATTATATCTGGGCCCTTTTCCGATAACATTTCGAGCATTGTAATACCTAAGTTGTCCTCGATAATAAAAGGGGATGATGAGGTACCCATATGTCGTACCAATTGTACCATAGCCGATACCGTATCTTGAAAACTTCTCGAGGTTAAAGCCGCGTTTCTTGATATATCCACGAATGCTTTTTGCAAGTTGGCTGTCTCCGAGCGAAATATTTCTAAATCCATCTGGGAGATATACGGGCTTACTTTCGGCAAGTTCGATTTTCTCTTCCTTAAACTGTAGTTCATCAAATTGTCCATTGTTCAAAAAATTAATTAGTTCATGGTACTCAGTAAATCCTTCTATGTCCATTATTAGTTGAGCAGGAGAAGGATGGGCATTACATCTAAAACAATTGGTTCTATACATAGAAAGGTTAACTCCCAACTTCTGTTCTCTCCCGCAATATGGGCAAGTGGGAATGCGTAACCATCCGTGCTTATAATCGAATGCTCCCAATCGTTTAACGAAGTAAGTTCTTAGTCTAGATTTAAACTGGTTTGTTATTTTCATATCTTTTCTTCCCGCATATATTACAGTAATACTCTACATGACGTTTCTCATAATACTGGGCTTTCCTTCTCCCGCCTTTCTTAGAAAAAATTGCCCTACGAGGTCTCTGTTTAAACTCAGTCCAATGAACTGCTACCCATTCATGATAACCCAACTTACATCTAAATGTCTCCAGTAGTTCTTTCCCTTTTCTTAGAATCCGCATCCGGGTTAGTATTCTTTTTAAATTGTTCATCCAACTTACTACCATATACTTCATCATATTGTTTACGTTGTTCCCTTGTAAATTCCGTACATCTTTGCCTTTCGACATCGCATTTGAATAATGCTCTACCGGAAGGAAGACCATCCCTTTGTACTACTATCTCAGCTCGAAGAATATTATCTTTCTCTTCTTGCTCAGTAGAGTTAAGACCCATGATAACCTGGGCATTACGAACAATGGCAATTGAACCAGAGATATCATTCTCATCATACCGAGTAAGCCTATGCTTTTTACCTTCACGAGTAATGTGATGAGCAGTCCATATAATGTCTAAATGTAATTCCTCTGCCAGATTCTGAAGATCTACGTATACATTAGATATTCTTTCGAAATCTTCCCTATCCCCCGCTATTGATGCAAGTTTACCAGCGTAGTCAACCATAAGAACTTTAATATCGATTCCTTGATTACGAAGTTGAATTATCTTTTCCCTTATATAAGTGGTATTAGTAATCATCGCTGGTACACGCTCAACTACTAATTCAACTCCAAACCTTGCAAGTTTCCTTAAATGCTTTGCCTCAAGTTTATCATACTCACCAGAGTATAATTCCTTCTTAGTTTTATTGATACTGGATTGAATAAAACGGTCCATGATTTGTTCTTGGCCATTTTCTGTATCAATATATAATACTGACTTCTTCATTCTGAGATAACCTCTTGCAAGGTTTACCATAAAGAAGGTTTTCTTTGCCTTGGGTTTATCTAGTATCACATTAACAGAATGCTCTGGATAACCTCCTGCATTAGTTAGTTCATTCAACTGCCTAAATGGGCAAGGTATAACTGAAGGTTCTGATTGTCTTCTAAACTGTCTCTCGGTAATATCCCGAATCATATATAAAGGTTCATCTTCTTTCTTAGGTTTACTTTTCTGAAGTACCTTTTCAATCTTCCTCGAATACTCTTCGTATTGTTCGAAGTTATCCAAATCAAAGGAATCATTTAAGTTCTTCATCTCAACATAAGTAGAGAACTGATATATCCTTTCTTTAATATAATCCGAATCCGATAAAGGTATATGGTACAAATTACTTATTATCTTTTCTATATTAGGTATATCATCCTTCGTTACCAAATCAACGTATGTTTTGGATTCTAGCAATTCTTTTATTACTTGCTTTAGAATATTCTCTGAAGGCATCTTACCTTGCTTTTTAAAATACTTAGCAATGCCCTCGAATATAAGAGCATGCTCTATGAGAACCAGATAATTAGCTTTAATCCTCTTTAGGACTAAACCTCCCTCCTTATCCCTTAAAACAAACCGGAGTATCTCTAATTGAAAATCCGGACTGAACGAAAACTTAACTTGTTCTTTAAATTTCTTCATATCTATATTGCAATATTATATAAACTAATAGATTTTGATAGTACCGAGATAGTTCTAAGTATGTTGACATCTATCTAGAAACTACTAATCCACTACCTTAAGCTCCCGAATATTTAATATTATTATTTTATATAAGAAAAAATACTTATATTTGCATAACGAATATTTAAAAACATGGGAAAAAGTAAAGGAAATAACGGTTCAGAGCTTCATCGATTAAAACCTATGCAAGAATATGATGAAGCTACTTTCAACAGACTTTATAAAGTTTGTAAGCCAGTAATTAGAAACCTTACCAGACAGATTGATTATAAACGGTTTAATCTTACACCGGATATTATCCAATCTTATTTCTGGGATAAGATGTTATTTGTTTTCAACAAATACTATGGTGAATGTACTGAAGAACATCTTAAAGCAAGAATCCTTGCATCACTTAGTACATTCAAAAACAAATTGCTTCGTTCTGCATACGGAGAACAAGCAGAGTATAATCAAAGCCTCTTTAAACTCGATGACTTATTCGATAATGATAAAGAATTAGAGGATGGTACCGAAGAAGAGAAAGCTAAATCAGAAATGCTTGATATGATGTATACTTATATGAAGGATAAGCTTTCTCCAGATGCCTATCTTTTGTTTGAGGTATTAATTACTCCTCCCCCTTTTATCAAGGAAAGGCTTGAAAATAGTACTCGAATAACTAATATAATGCTTATCGAATTTTTCGAAATGCCTAAGACTAATGAATCTATGAGATATATATCAGAACTTAGACAAGATATACAATATTGGGAAGACCGAGCTAAAGAAGAACTTAAGTATTAACACAAAAGAAAAGGGGCGTTTCCCAACGTCCCTCTCCCAATTAATTTTTACTACGCAAAACACAGATTGTAAACAAATGTTTACTCTTAAACAATACAAATAATACACATGAGTTTTGATACTACTAAATAACTAATAACAACTTTATGATGATATTTTTTGGATATATCGTAATGTAATAGTCGGTGGCAATTTCTCAATATCCAAAGTTTCTACCGAAGTTTCTTGTAAGAAAGATTCCCCTAATAGGTTCCAGCTTACTACGATAGCACCATCTTGAATACCCTTGGTAGGAGTTCCTCTACCGAAATCTCCATTCAACCCTGTCTCCCTATTAAAGAAAGATTGAGGACGAACGTTCTCCCAGTTATTGGCATTATCTTGTTTACCTTTAGATACACCAAGAGCATGCCTATGCTTAGGAAGGTCATCACCTTTAATTGAGATTAAGAAGTTACCCTTAGTGGGTGTATAGTAATCTCCGACATTCTGTAGCATTACTTCATCTCCAATCTGAACTCCTCCAGCTTGGTAACCAATAACTATTCTACCAGCTGCCTTAGTATATTCTGCCCAGCCCTCCGGTATTACATCGGTTTCCCAAAGAATAATAGAACCGATTGGTAAGTTAGCAGTACTCAGAGATTCAGAGAATTCTTTTCTGATAGCCTCAATTTGACTATCAATGTATTGCTTGATATTTAACTTAGTACCCGATTCATCTACTACTGGAAAGCCTGAATTTACTTGTTCTAATCTTTTCACTGATTCCTTCATCATACTCTGGGCAGCAGTAGTATAAGGGATTTCTTGGAACTTACCTTGATAAGGTACAATAGCAAAGTTCTCATTTCGTTTAGTCATTGCATCAGTACCCTTACCATATACTCCGATAAGAACAACGGAAGTTTTATTATTAGAGTAATAAGGGCAAGCACTCTCTACCATCTCTAGAAGATTGCTATAGGTCATATCGTAATTAGAATATACATCATTATTAATGATATCCGGTGTACGATTTTCTTCGGCAATCGGATAATAAATATCCAAAGACTTTTTGAACAATGTGTAAAAGCTTTCGGAAGATTCATTCCAATAAGCTACGAAGTCTACTGGGTTATCTACAGGTTCGGAGATAGTAGTGTGTACTGCAAAGAGTAATACTTCTTCTGTTGAACCTTGGGTACCTTGGATATTCTCAATGGTAAGGGTTTGTTCATCAGATATAAATACATACCCATCTCTTGAAATACACCCAAAGTTCACGTCTGGCAATTCTCCATCTTCTGAAGCCTTTGCCATATACCTTGCCATAATCCTATCCTTGATTACATTGGCATACTTACTTCCAGCAACTCCCTGAGGAGATACCACTAACTTGTTACCATTTATGGTAGCCGAGCCAAATCCACAGAATGGCCCTAAACCAGAAGGAGCAGCAATTGCTTCTGCTGCTTCCTTTGATTTAATAATACCTTCATACTTAAAGTACGTCTTCATTGTCCTTAGTATTTTTAAATTGATTTTTCTGTTCTGACATATCTTTAAATGCTTCACCTACATCCTTGAACTTGAGGGTTAACAATTTAAAGAGTATTCTCCATATACTGTACCGTTTCTTAATACCATGTATTTCACAGATGTGTCCATATATACTATCTACTTCGAAACAGTAGCATATTACCATAACCGTTATTGATACCACTATTGGGTTCATCCCATAGGGTTCCCCAATAGCTTTACCAAGTACAGCACCAAGTAGAACATAACAAATATAATCTACTATTTTGTTTAGAGTTCTTCTTCCAGCTCTAGATTTTCGAATTTCGATTTTCTGTAACCTACTTGCCGATAACCCAAACCATAAATCTGATAGGATTAGAATTATTGCAAGAACTATCATCCATCTCAAATCATACAAGATTTGTGTACACTCTCCCAATATACCCACAGTGAATGTCTTGAATAAAGACTGAGTTGTGGTCTCTGTTATTCTATCGATTGTTGAATTTATCATTGTTCTACTATTTGCCAAGATTGATTACTGTAAGTTGTAATGGTAAATGTTTTCTCTGAGAGGTCATCATGTTCCCATTCTAACTTTTGAGGACTAACGCTTAAGAGGTCTGCATCTACTACCGTGAACTTAGTTCTCTTTGAAGTATCTACGACAGATTCAAAGATATATTCACCAGCTTGGGCAGTAACGAATTCATACCCAGCACCACCTGCATCATAAGTAGTTACTTTACCAACTTCCCTTATTCGACTATCGAAGTCAGGTTTATTAGAAGTACACTTGATTAAAGTAGATACTTGTTTAACATTCCCCTTTAATTCTGCATAAGGGGGAGTACAAGAAATCTCGATGATTGTAGGATAATCTTCCAGTATTACTTGGCATCTTAATGAAGAACCATCATCCGCTACAAAGGTATAAGTCCCAGCCTTGGTAAGAGTAATCTCTTCATCAAGGTTATAGGTTTCCCCGTTCTCATCACAGGTAGCAGTACCACTTACATTGACCCCATTTTTCATTTCCTCAAGATGGAACTTACAAGCAGACTTCTCATCCAGTAATTGGTATACTGCATAAGTATCATCTATCTGGTCTTCTGGTAATGCCCAGTTGGGTTCTTTCCAATGACTGTCTGTAGCATCCGAAGGTACTATCTTTAATTTATTCTGATATACTACTGGAGAATTATTAACTACCAAAGTAGTCTTAGCAGTAGGGTAAGCTACAGACTGGAAGGTATAAGTCCCTGCCCTATTTGCAGTATATACATAACCATTCTGAGCATTAAAGGTTTCCCCAGTTTCAATTACCCTTACTCTGTAATCATTCCCATTACCAGAAATACGTTGTATCTTTACTGTAGCTTTTGCAGAGCCATTGAATAATGTGACTGTTGGTGGGCTAACCGTAATTCTATATACTGCAGTCTTACCAGATACTACTTCGAATATACCTACACCTTCATCGGTTTCCCTTTTATCCAGTGTACATTTAAACTTATAAGTACCATAACTATTAGCAGTAAACTTATCACCGTTCTTAAACAACTTAGTATCACCAATTAGCCTACAATATAGTTCACCAGTAAATGATTCTGGGTAATTCGATTCGATGGTAAGAGTGGTAGTAGCATCCTTGATACTTTGCTTATCCCCAACTCTAAATTCAGAAGGTGTACATCTTACCTTATATGTAATCTCTTCTCGAGTTACAACAAAGGAAGTTTGCTTTACTGGGAACTCTACAATCTCAAAGATGTAGGTACCAGGCTCTGAAAATTCCCAAGTTGAGCCAGAGACTTTCACTATATCAGTACCGGATAATCGTACATTACAGGTTTTCACGGTACCCTTATAGGATACGTTTGCCCTTACTACTGTACTTACTTTTAGGTTAGTAGGAGTTATCTTTCCAGTAATAGGGTCACAAGTAATAGAATATACTCGATTATAAGATTCTTGATTAACCGTGATTTGAGTTACCTTAGTAGGGTCTCCCACACTTCTAAAATAATAAGTACCTGCTCTGGGTATATTAAAAATGGAACCACTTTCGTGTTTAGTGTAACCCCAATTTATATTATCACTGGATATCTGATATCTTAGGTCGGCATTTATCCAATCTGAAGTTACAGTTACCTTTACCGGTACTTCATATACCTCTGAAGTAATAAGATTGGGTTGGTCCGGATTTACTAACTCAGCTTTAATTGTATACCCATCATTTATGGTAAACCCATATTGAATATCGAAAGATACATGATAGGGTATGAATCTTTTAAAGAAAGCCTCTACGGCTTCTCTAAATTTTCTGAAAGCTGCCGAGTTCGAAGTATATCCATGACCGGTAAGTCTAAAGGTTACCGGTATACATTGAGAACAATCGAAAGTATTATCATAGGTATACTTATCGTCATAATGGTAATACTGGTCAAAGTGCGGATTACCTTTTACCCAACCATCATAACTATCAGCCTTTGCAGGGTCAGTTACTACGCAGGTTAACCCATACAGCCTCATCATTATTTCGAAGAACTCAGAGGTACCTCTTATTTTAAAAAGAGATATCGAATACTTCAGGATGTTTCTTACTTGAGTACTGGTTAAAGTAAAGGGTCCCTCCTTTGGTATTATCCAAAGCTTAGATAACTCTTGGAGTTTATCATCGGAGTAGAACCCATTAAAGTACTCTGCCCATTTCTGTGCATCTATAGTGTTCCCATAAGCAAAGGGCATTTCTCCGAGGAATTGCCAAAGGAAATTGAGATACATATCCGGAGCCTTATCTATATCGATAATGTCCAAGATATTCTCAATATCCTTTGTAATGTAATCTTCAAAATGCTCTCCACAAATTTCTAGAAACCTCTCTAAGATGCCTTTGCCATTTACCTTATAGGTATCTTGAGCTTTATACTCGAATGGCAAAAAGTCGATTAGATTTTTGAGGTTTATCATTATACAATTTCTTTTACGGTTAAAGTCAATTGTGAAGCATTTTCGAATACTGGTAAATTAAAACCGGGGTCTTCATAGTCATGGTTAGGTTCTGATACCGTAATAGAATATCTGTAACCAGACTGATAATTATTGTTCTGAATATCCAAAGAGAAGTCAAAGCCATTAGCCTTATCTATTACCTGTATAGAATTACCTACAGTACCAGTAGCCATATACCCATTTGATACAGAACGTACAGTAAAAGTAGTTGATGAATTGAAGGTAATATAGTAAGTCATAGACCCTTTAGCCTTATTCAATTTAAACTGACCCAAGTTCAATTCTTTATTACCGTAGATGGTAGTAGGCCAAGGTTTAATATAGAACTTAGTAAGGTGAAGGTAATCTACTGTTGATAAGTTATCTATTAAGGCATAGATATCTGATAACCTTACGCTTCCACCTATCTGAGCTTGCTCTGGAGAATAGGCATTGTATAATGCTGTAAGAATTTGAGTTTGTATCTCGGGAGTCTTATAAGACTTCTTACCGGTAACATCCATCTCTAGAATAATCTGAACCTTGCCTGCAGATTTAACCTTTAACCATGTGGTCATAGGAGCCCTTTGGGATAATAAATTATATACCCTATTAATTAATTCAGAAGAAGCAACTGCTCCACCATCGGGGCTAATATATACGGTAAGCTTTCTACCGCATTCATAATCGGCTTTAGCTTTGTTTACCCCATCAACTAACATAGCTAAACTTTCGAAATCCTCTTTGGTAATTGCTACTCCCAAAGTCTTTACACTCAAAGGTATGTGTTCCTTGAGCATGGTAAAGTTTTCGTAGTTTGAACCGCCTCCAGCATCATAAGCATTACTTACGGTAGCATCAGTAATTGAGGAAGATATTACTGAAGGTACCGATGTAATGGTATTACTCTTTACATTACCCTGAGTACCATTAGTTAAATAGAATACTACATTGGTTATCTTTGCACCTGCAGCGGGTTTCTTACCAAAGGTGCCATCTCCAAACATTATATAGGGGCTTAGAGATTCATCTACCGAAACCATAAAGTGTTTATCGGTAGGTTTAGACTTTGCAAAGGTATCTACTAATACCCATGTTTCCCCACCTATCTGTAATGACATAGAGCCTTGTTCGTAATACTTACCATTTGGTAATGTACCAAGATTAAGTATAACCCTATCACCGGTGGGTATTACCATATTATTAAGAGCACTTGCAGTATACCTTTCATGTTGTATGATGGGTACCTTACAAGTAGTTACATTCGAATACCAAGTTACATCTCTAGCTGATAGCCATGAGTTACCGTTTGAATCAGTGAATAAAGTACCTTGGGGTATAGTTAACTTAGCTCCAATAGAATTACCAGTAATGCTTCTGGATAAGATTACATCTACTGTAGCAGCAATTGCTGCTCGAGCATGATAATCTACCAAAGCTCCATGTTTAACTACCGAATCATACCTTCTTGCCGTAGGTAGAAAGGTTTCCCTTGCCATGTTATCTACATAGTAGTGAAGTACTTCGGCAATTGCCGCAAATAATGAGAGGATGATAATTAAGATGTTCCCCTCAGAATAATCCGTTATGAGTTTCTGACCTTGAGGGTCTTTGAGTCCCATAAGGGATTCAACCAGCTTGGCCTTAATCTGTTGATAAGACCTCTGGTATGGGTTAAGCCATTTATTTGTGATTCCCATATTATTGTGTATTTAATGAATTATCCGACCGGTCATAGGTGATATCGAGGTACTGACTAGAATTTGTTCCATTTACTACATAGGTTACTTCTATGTGTATTTTTGCATCAACTCTAGTAACTGTGATATTTTGGAAGGTTATCCTTTGTTCCCAAGCACCTATGGCTTGTTTTAAAAACTCTTTAATTATAAAACTTAGGGCTTGTGAGTTTGGTTCCTCAATACATTGCCATAGTTTACTACCAAAGTTTTCCTGTCGAAATCTCTGGCCTATCATGTAGTATAATATCGAACTTATATTATCTCTGATAAGTTTAAAATCCCCATTTACTGGGTACCAACCTCTTTCACCCTTTTCATTAGTTGTAAGTTGGATAGGGTAAGTTACACCTATACCAACTAAGTCTGTAAAGTAATTCTTTTCCATTAGTGTATGCAGGTTTTATCCTCATAATCGTCTACAACGAATTGTGAGAAAGGTTTAATTACTTGAGTTAAAGTTGGACCCGAAGAACCTGGTCCAGTAGTTACACCTGAGTGTACATGAGAATTGAACATACTACGAAGTTGTTCTAGTTCTTTAATGGTTTGGTTTAATTTTTCGGTTAATTGAAAAATATTGATTACTCCACCATTTTCTCCAGTATTAAGTATCACGGAATCACCAGAAGATATGTTTATATCTCCATCGGCATTTATTACTATTTCTTTCTCTGAACGAACATTTACAGATCCATTGAAATGTAAATTGAGTTCTCCGTTATCATCATCTATTACTATTAAGTTTCCTTCGGGAGTAACTATCCCCATTTTATTGGAACCATCCAGAGGTTGGGGTATTTGACTCATTCCCCAACCATGGTATTCCCAGAGAGGTTTAGTTGGGTCCCCAAATTCAAAAGTAACAAATACCGTATCTCCCACTTTAGGGGCTAAGAATTTGAAACCAGAACTAATTGAACCATGTTGTCCTTTAGGATATGCCCAAGCAAATACTCCACCCATTACCTCTGGAACACATACCTTTACCCTGTTCATATGTTTCTCTACATCGTTATTATCAATAACAATGCCACGATAAACAGAGTAATACCGACCAAGACCCTCTAAGCCTTCGTCGGTTATTATCTTTGCTGTTTCGTAACTCATACCCTTATTTTTCTACATAGATTTGACTTGCAATTCGCTTATGCCTTTTAGCTATGTCTCGGTATATTCGATTAGCTATGGCCATATAATTAAACTTAACCCCATAATCTTCAGGCACTTGGATTTGTTTAACCGATATCTCACCAGGAATTAACTTACCCTTAGAGGTAACTGTATTACCTGTAGATAACACTATACCCTCTGCCAAGGCTTGGGGATTATCGGCATTTACTTCAGTATAATAAGCCTTCTTTCGAATAAACTCAGCTTGACCCTTGATATCAATTATGTCCCCCTTATCATTCAAGAAATGCTCATTGTAATATACCTTCTCATTATAAGTAAAGTTAAGATTAAGATTCTGAGAAGTACTTAGGGCTTTTTTATCTTGCCCCTTTTTAGTTTTAGCATTAGCTTTAGCATCATTAGCTACGATGTTTTGAGTAGATAAATCAGTTTTAGAAGTTACATAGCCAGACTTGGAATTGTTCTTTACTAATCCCATATTAGTTATATACCCTTGACCGGCATCCATAGAATGAGTACACTGTTTTATATACCAAAGCCCTGACCAACGTTTCCCTACATTATCTATACGGATTATTTGAGAAGTTGCTAGCATAGGTCTACCTACTACCTGAAGTTGACATACTAACTTTTCCTCAGTTTGCTTTAAACCACCATTGGCATTAGCATTAGCTGCCCAAGCATACTTATCGGCACCACCGTATCTACTAAATAAATTATGATAAAGTTTATAAAGGGGTACCTTGAGATTTACCCTTTTCATATGTCTTACCTTAACCCTCTTACCATATTGATTTTGACCATAACCCTTAGTAGTATCAACTTCCATATCGGATAATACTTCAGTATAGGGGTCTTTCTTTAAAGCTTCGAAACCTCTCTCTGAAGCAGGTAATATTCCCGCTTGAAAATTGATACCAGAAGCTATACCCGCTCCTGCTTGTTTAGAGGTATAACCCTCTGGGTCATAATCTAAGGGGTCTACATACTCTTCTACCATAAATTTCATACCATCTTCATCTTCGAAAAGATACATTTCGCATTCTAATAGCTTCTTAAGATTAGCTTCTAATTCTTTACCATTCTTAGAATTTCTTAGCACTTGTTTAAGGGCATTCTTCTTATCGTCAGGTAACTCATTAGCTACTTGATTAATGATAGCTCGTACTTCTTCGGTAGACATTTCATCGAGTTTTCTTTGCTTACCTGCTTCATAAGCACCTACTGGACCAACTGCTTTATATTCCTCTACCCGCTTTTTATATTCTGCAGTTTTTTCCATGTTATACTGAAGCTGAGTGTCCCAAGCACCCATTACCTCTGTAGGAGTAGTAGGATGACTTCTATAATCTTCAAACCCATTGCCAGTAATATTAGACACCATAAGGTTATCTACCTGAGCCACAGGAGGTCTTAAAGCTAATGGAGGTTTATCCTCTGGCTCATTTATATTAGTTGATAATACCGATAAATCTTTACTATCTGGGTCTAGAGATGGAGCTAATACTGCTTTAACTCTTTTAGTTATTTTCTGAGTAGCAAAAGATACTCTAAGTACTTCCCCATTCTCTCCTTGATATGTATAAGTACATACCGGTTCTTCATGGAATTTCCGATTATGTATATAGATAACACCATCCCTTGAATCCACATACCATGGCCCATTAGTGTACCCTTTCATCTTCTGTTCTAATTGAACTAAGACGTTCTTGCCCACCAATCCAAAGTCACTATCAATTAAAGCTTTTAAATCTTCTGGCATAGCTACTTCAGCTACTCCACTGTATTTGTTAGCATAGAGTACTTTACCAGTAGTAGTACGGGTATTCTCTGTGGGTACCTGTAGTGACTCGTATACTTTATTACTTATTATCTGTTGTTCCATTACTGAAATATTTCTATGATTACACCAGTAGCATTCCCACAGCCATTGTCTAAATAGGTAGATAATTTATAGCCTTCCATATCCGAATGGACATAAGCAGGTTGATATCTTAAATCTCCCGAAGAATCAATGCACTTAATAGTTACATGAGTACCTGTAGAATCAAATACTGCTTCGAATTCCCTTACCTTAATTATTTTTATGGGCCCAGATATAAATTGGCCATCAGGGTATATATATCCCCATTGAAGACAAATGTTTTGGTTCTCTTGAATCTCGGCAATATCTACAGTATCAGGATTACCCGTATCGAAAGTAATAGTAGCCAAGTTTTCTTTCTCTTCATCGTATCTATAACTCCAGGTACTTATATACGCTCCAAGGGGTATACCTGTAATAGGATTCATTATAGGCATACCTCCAAAATTGAAAAGGGCCAAATATGGTTGGCCCATTCCCTTATACAATATAGGTTTCTGTTTAGCTGCCATAAGTCGGTATTCTTATTAGGGTTCCCATTTCTAATTCCTTAAAAGGATTCAGTATCTTATTAGCTTCAGCTATAATGTACCACTTACCAGAATCACCATAATACCTGAAAGCAATGTTTTGCAGAGTTTCCCCATCTTTAACGGTATGTTGAATATCGTTAGAGGATTCCGGTACTACTGGAGGTTTAGCTTCTAAGGAATAATCCCCATCGTTGTATTTCAGAGCATAGGCATTATTATATGGGCTAGCTCCCTTTAGGTATTGGTTAACATCAATCATATTTAATACCTCCTGTCTTTTTAAGTGAATCGGAATTTATAAAATCTCCATAGGATAAGTTATATGCACTTACTCTCTTGAAAATCAATTCTTGAGTTGCTGCTGCAGGCAATAATCTACCATTACCAAAAGTAGCTGGCTTTCCGGGTATCCTTATTCGATAACCGTTCTGAAAGTTCTTCAGAGTATAAGTTGCTGAGGTAAGGATATAATTGTGGTTATCGAATATACCAGAATCCCCCCACTCAATCTTAACAATCGGAGGAGCAGCCTGGTAACCATTAGATTTAGACCATGCCTCTAATAACCTACATTTATTGATTACCTCTTCTGGATTTTCTGGGTCATTACAGTACCAAGACACATTGAATTGAATAATGTCTTCAGCTCCAGTAAAGTGATACATTGGTACATTGCGACCCATTGATTTAATGGTGGCCCATGTGGTTTCTCCTCTAAAGTCTATTTCTGGAGGTCTATTCTGTAAGGTAATGTATTGAGTGGGGTTAACAGTCATGTTATATATCCTTACTTCATTCTGATATATAACATCTGCTTTAGCCTCGAAGTTTCTGTAATTAGTAGTATTCTTATTCCCCTTTGCTGGGTCTACTCCTTCACCTTCTTCTAACCTTGGGAATTGTAATTCCATTCTCCATTTAGCCTGGAGTTGTTTATTTAGAATAGGGTTCTTAGACGATATTTGAGCTTCTCCGATTACCCCATTTGGGTTATAGAGTTTACCCTTTTGAGAATCATCCTTTGGAAGAGTAGAGATAGTTCGATTGAGTAATATCCGAGCTCTCCATAGTTTATTTAATGGACCCGTAAGAACACCTGCTGTATCTCTTGTAAGGTCATTGTATTTTTCAACAACCTTACCTGCTTCTTTATTTAATACTCTAGCCATAGTGTTTTAGTTTTATATTCCCATTACAAATGCAGCTCCAGTAAAATCTTGTTGAGAACCTGGAGCATAATCTCCAACTGCTTGACCATCTACTGAGATATTGATACGAGAATCTCTCATACCTTCTTTAATAGCTAACCTAACAGCATTAATAAATCTCTCTTCATTCTGGGCTCTAATGGTAGTTGGGTCTTCTTTCTCTTTATTCTGAGCTTCAGTATTCCTATCTACTGAATTACTAAGGTAACTAATACCCTCAATTAATAAAGGAAGACCTACAGTAATTGCTAATCCCCAGGGTCCACCGAGTAATCCCATAAGTCTACCACCTATAGATGTTAAACCTTTTATAGCACCTTGCCTAGCCACTTGACTACCAACTTGGGCACCTGCTCCAGCTAAAGCCCCTCCAGCTAAATTACCAGCCATAGTAGTTGCTAATGGTACTCCAGGATTTGGTGTCTTAACATATCTTCCGGTTTTAGTGTTATAAAATCTACCAGCAGAATTCATACCAATACCGCTTGACATCCTTTGGAGTTGAACCATGGTTCTCATAAGGTTAACCCTCCTTACCATGTGTGCTTCCATAATGGCAAACTGAGTATTAGTTTTTATTGCTGCAGCAGACATACCTTCAGTAGAAGCAGTAGCAATAGTCTGTAAATACCCAACAGACCTAATAATACCTCTTACAGTATTAAACCCTGCAACTATAGTACCCACTACTACTGCAGTAGCTCCTATCCTAAGACCAAAACCTCCAACCCAAGTTTCTGAGATAGAATTAATTACTTTGATTATAGAGTTACCCACATTTAGTACTGGGGTAAAGATTCTACCCAAAGCCGCACCTGCCGTAACGGTTAAGTTCTCTATACTTGATTCAAATTGGTCGATTACACCAGCATCTGTTTTAAGACGTTCTTCATTGAGTCGATTTACTGCCCCCATGTTTTGGTCATAAGTTGCAAGTATCTTACCCATCTTATCTCTACCAGAAGCAATATCCCTAAGTACTGGGAGCATACCACGATTACCCCGAACCCCAAAGATATTAAAGAAAGTTGGTGTTTCAATTCGTGAAGGTAAATCTACTGCTGCCTTAGCAAACTTCTGATAGATAGTGTAAAGGTCTATAAGGTTACCTTGAGCATCGAAGAATTCATCGGGACTTAAGCCCAGGTCTGCTAAAGCGTTATAGCCTTTCTTTTTTTGATTAACAAGAGAGAGTTGTAAGTAACGAATCATATTGGCCAGTGAGGTACCTGCCATAGAACCCTGTATACCCATATCACCCAATACACCAATAGCAGCAGCCGTTTGCCGAAGGTCTACTCCAGCAGTTGCCATATCTGCTCCTGCATAAGATATGGACTGGGCTAAGTCTGTCAAAGATATATTTGCATTAGTAACTGCAGTATATAGGTCATCGGTTACTCTAGCGGCTTCCCCCATTGGGATTTGGTACATTGACATGATATTAGTCATCAAGTCAGCTACACCACCTTTCTGTCCCACTGGCATAGTAAAGATTGAAGCCAGCTTAGATGCTGGCCCAATCATTTCCTTGATAGCATCGAATTTATTACCTGCCATAGCCAGGTACCTTTGTCCTGATGCAACATCCGAAGCAGTAAGGGGAGTTATCTCATTGACGTCTTTTGCCAATTGTAACATTTCCCTTTGTTCTGCAATGGTAGCACCAGCAATTTTCGAAGCAGTCCAAACTTCATTCTGAACACCCGCAGAGTATTTATAGGCCCTTGCCATTCCCCCTACGAGCTGCATTCCGAAGTCCATTGTATTGGAAGCTGACATCTGTATACCTCTATTCCAGGTATTCATATCATTCATCATTGTTCTGAATGACCCAGATATCTTGCCAGCCTCTTGAGAGAATCGGTCTTTTAAAACCATGGCAACACCGACCTCTACTATACTCCTACTGGTATTCATAATTTACTTTCTTTTCTTTAATTGTTTATAATATTGCTCGGCCATTTCCTTGAATATTTTCCTTATTCGGTACGGAAGACGTAAAAAGCCGAAATAGTCTAAGGCTATCTCGGCTCTGGTGATATAAACAAAATCACTCTCTAACATTACTCTTCCGTCAGGTAGAAAAAATTCGGTGCCCAAACTATAGGATAAGTTCTTTCTTCTCCGGTGGTTGGATTAGTGATATGGGATTCACCTTTGAAGATAGGGTCCATAGATAAGATATGCTTTCTCATCTCAGCCATATCCTTTGCAGTAAACGGAGTAAAGTTTTCTACCTTCTCCCAACTACCATCAACCTCTAAGTGAAGATTACGGCAAAGAAGAGGAGCATTCTTAGTTTGTTTATCCAAAGGCAACTTCATGAACTCTTGTTCTCCCTTACCAGTCATACAATCGAATTTAATTCTCTTGCCAGATGAAAGAGTGTATTCATGGTCTACCAATCTAACTCCCTCTGGATAATAAGGGATAGCATCTGGCTTCTGATTTAAATCCTCTACAGTTGGAGTAGTACCGTAATCGAAAAGGAACTCATGAAGGTCTTGGCCATAAGTAATCTTACCACCATTCTCTTTGCCCCAATCATATTCGAATTCTACTTCCTCTCCCAAAGAGAAGATACGAGAATTGAAGATAATAGCATAACGGTCATTAACCGGTAAGTTAAGAGCATCATCTACGGTTAATTTCCCATTAGGAGTAGCCGTAGTTCTAATTACAATTGCTGCAATGAACTTGGTAAGGTTCATCAAAGTCTTCATGTCTGAAAGGTTACTGAGAATATCTTCATCAGCACCATTCTGTTCTCTGATTTCATATTCGAAACCAGAAGGTCCGGTAAATCTAAATGTTCTAAATTCCATAATTTGATATATTTAATGTTTACAAATGTTCATAGTACTCCGTATAACAACAAGAAAGGGGTGAGCTCCTATCACAGGAATCCCACCCCTCCACCGAATCTTAGTGAAAATAGACTAAGGAATTAGTATTTATCTGCAGTACCAACTGAGAACTCTATGGACTCAATGGTATTCTCTGAAGCCATTCTGTCCAAGTCTAAGCCGGTAATCTTACATGGCCATACCTCTTCGAAGACATGGGTATTAAGAACTGAGACTCCATCTTCGGCAAGTTCGTTTACAATTGCCGTTTCCCAGTATTGGCTTGGTACTAAACCACCACCAACTATGTGGTCCTGGCAAGAGTATAGCCAATCATGAAGCCATGTATCAGAACCTGCAGTAGTCATAAGTTTCTCTACAATAAGATTACCTATAGTAACCCTACCTGCAGTTTTAACGTCTCTATTGACGTCCCCATGAGCAACCTGGTCAATCTCAATATCCGGCAAAGTACAACTTTGGAATAGATAGGTATTGATAGGGTGTTTGGGGAACATGATGCTCCACAAGAATTTCTTCCGTGGGTTTTTTACTTTTGCTCCCATTGTGTTATGAGTTTATAAGTTATTACTTGTTTCTACGATTGATACTGCCTTAGAAGCTGCATCGATTACAATCTCCATAGTTACCTCTTGCATAGGAACTACATCCTTATACTTAAGGATAGCACGGTACTTACCTTGACGGGCATCTGCTTCGTTATTAACCGAAAGGTCATCCCAAGAAGTTGCATCTTGGTCACCCATCCAGGTATACTCGGTCATAGCATCTTCATCTACCAATGAATCCAGTGTAGGTTTAACCTCCAACCAGATTCTCTTCCAAGTACTCCAAACGTTTGGTTCTTCGATATATTTGTTGAGTACCGGGCGAAGGAACTTCTTCAGGTAAAGGTTCAGTCTTACGATTGAAAGGAATCTTTCAGAATCCTGTTTTACTTGAGAAGAGAAGCAATGCCATAGCATGGTTTGCTTACCTGCATCTGGAGTATCTTTGATTACCATCTCATTGATATAATTCTGAGCAAGAGTGTTCAGTTCGTTATATCGAGAAGGAGAACCATAGTTGGGGCATACTGGACCAACTGCATCTCCAATAACCCCTCGGTTCATACCAGCAAAGGATTTCCAAGGACCATATTGAGTAGCAGATGAATCTCCCAAACCAACAATAGTACCCACTACATCGGAATCCTGAAGATTACCGTTTTCGTTGTAGTACTTAAGTCCACCACCAAAGTAGGCAATGTACTTAGAGTTACCTACAGTACCAAGGCAAGTCTGTACCCAAGTTACCTGAGCTTTGTAATCTCTTGCCTGAGTACCTTGAGTATAATGGGTTAAATGTTTGGGAACTTCGATATACAGTACCCATTCCATCAATTCCTTTGCCATATCGGCAGCAGCCTTGTATACTTTGAGTACCTCTGAATCTTGTTCCAAGTGTTGAGAGATATGTGAAATAAACAATTGGTAGAAGTCTGTGTAGTCTTTTACCAAGTCCAGTGAAGCAATCCATTCTTCGGCAGTTGGGGTGGAACCTGCACTACCGATAGTACCATTAAACAGTTTCTCTGTTTCGGAAGGTGCAGCATCTCCCACGGTAATAGTGATAGCATTCTTAGTACCGTCGATATCATCGGTAAGCCACTTAATTAGGTTTTCAAAAGAGGAACCTGCAGTAATTACCGGCTTAATATATTCCGAGTTCTTAGCAAATGCACTAAGAGCAAGGTAATCTACCGAAGTATTATTGTTATCATCGGCAGTTTTGTAGGTTATTACTGGTCCCTGTTCAAGTACTTGCCCATTAGCTGAATATATTTTATAATACAAGGTATTAGCTTGCTTATAAAAACCAACCTGGAAAGTATTTGCACTACCAATTGGATCTCCATATCCCTTGGTTACTAATCCAAAACTATAAGTAGTACTACCAGATTTTAAAGTAATCAAAGCAGAGGGTTTAGCTGGGTCAGTTACAGCAGAAGCAACTGAGATTTCATCTTCTGAATCTTTAGCTTTTCTTGCCGCAGCCTGAGAAGCAGTTACTGTACCTTGAGTAGCTCCTTTGCCAAGTACTCGAATAACACGAAGCTTAGAACCACCTTGCAAAGCCTTTTCGATATTTGATACAGAACCATCTGGTACAATTTCAGAACCATAGATTCTTTGGAACTGAGAGAATGTAGAGATGATTTCTGAAGGGTCATCGTATGGACCTTTAGTAGTTCTAGCCAATACACAAGAAACTCCTAACATGGGAGTAGTTTGAAGAACATTGTTGTTCTTAAACTTAAAATCAACATGAGGTGAAGTTGGCATAATTCTATTGTGATTAAAGTTAATTACTCGTTTAATTTATACCCTAGAGTATTGTACCTATACCTTAGGTACTTTTAACTCTAGCATCTCATTTTCGTTTTGTTCTAACAATCCAATAAGAACCGATATATCCTTGATAGGTGTAAGAGTACCTTCTCCCAAAGCTTTTTCTGGAAGAATACCGTCCTTACATACATAGGTGTATACCTTCTCAAGTATACCATGCTCTACATCTGGATGGTCATAATAATTACCAATCTCAATGAATAGGTTTCCGGTAGGAGCAAGCCTGCCATTTTCCCATTCCTCTAAGTCATTGAAGTATGGTCTCACGTATCCTCTAGCAGGTAAGCCGGTATATAAGATTGTATGTAGCAATCTCATATCTGCTTGTGTTTGAGAAACCAGATGTACATCTATGGTAATATCCTTAGTTTCATAAGGAAACTCTGAAGCTTGGTAATTACCATCCTCAAGTTTATCACCAATGATGTATTTATTCACACCAATATCTCCAGCATAATAACCCTGTAGTTCTATGGTTATTCTTGGGAGAGTCTTTGGGCCTTTTACTTGATTATTCCCTATACCAAAAAGTGGTATAAACTTCTTCATACCTTTGATTGCCTCTTGAAATCTTTTTTCGTTTTCTTGAGACAAAGGTAAGAAGTCTTCTGGGTTTAAGGTAAGACCCATTTCCAACATTGTACTAAGTAGAGAGATATAAAAAGTTCTTTCTACTATTTCTTCTGAGTTTACCATTAAAGTCCTAATCTAATATTTAATTGAACACTTTGATTGCCATTGTCATTAATATACCCATTATAAGTTACCTGAATACCTCCAAAACCACTCATTATGATTTGTAAATGACCAACACAATTTAATTCACTAACCCATTGAGTAGCAATATTTGAAGGATAATCGGTAAGCCATACTTTAAAGGGTATTGGTTCAGAACCAATACCTCCAGGGAATTGACCCTCTATTGTCTTACTTATATCGGTTATCTTAAATTGTTTTATAAATTTAGCAACTTGAATACCGTTGATAAGGTAGTACTGATAACCCTTTACATTACTAATCTGAGCAGTACTAGTATTTTGACCAAGATTTGGGAATGGTATATTCGGGGTTGGTTCAAAGCCATACTTAGTAGTTCTAGTACCTGGAGATTGAGTTATATTTAAAACTATCTCAGTGTTAGGTTCTTGCTGTGAGATAATCTTAACTATAGCAGTTCTTTCCAAGGGGTCATAGTTACTGGGGTTATGTTCTTGATTAGTAGATTTAGTTTTGATAGTAAGCTTACCTGCGGCATTAGCTTCTCCAATTTCTTGGGTTACCTCTAACCAATCTGAGGAGCTTTCAACTTTCCAATCTATAGCACGATATTCATCTTGAGGATTATTATCGATAAACTTCTGTTGGTAACTGTATACACCTATTTCTAGGGTCTCACCCCTTTTAGTACCATCGAAAGTATGGGAAGTAGTTTCTGGAGTGATACTAAAATAAGTTCCCCAGGTCTCTACTATTTTAGGAGCGGCCTTTTGTACCAGAGTTACTTCCCTTTCTACACCCTGAACTACTACCTTGAGAACCTGCTCTTTTATATTATTCATGTCTTCGTTTACTGCCTTAGGCTTTACCCTAATAGTTGCAGTACCAGTTCCGGATAATGAAGATATTTCAAAGTCTGCTGCCATTTTTAACTTTCCTTATTTCTTTTCTAACTTCATTTCGTATTTCCTTTTGTAAGGCAGCTTTTCCACCAGCAGCCTTAAATGCAGGATTCCAAAGAGGACGAGGTGGTAAATTACCATCTCTGCTACCATACTCTAACATGATAGCTATCTGATTCAAAGTCTTTCTTGAAGTCTTACCAGTATAGGTAATCTTCTTGATTCCAATTGGTAAACCAACGAAAGTTCTATTCTTGGTCTTTACTACAGTAACGGATTTAGCATATTGACCCGTGAGTCGTAATAGAGTATGCTCCCCATATTTCTTTACAGTACCTGGAGCATGTTTTGGCCAAGAAGTATGGGTACCGGGTGGTGGAACACCCGTATTCAAACTTCGTCTTACTATACGAAGAAGTTGATTACCAAACTTTTCTGTACCTTTCGCATAGCCTTCGGTTAAGATACTTGGAGTTTTGGCAATCAACCTTTCTGCACGAGCTTGTTCTCGTTTATCTACGTATATTTCTAGAGGGCCAACTGGAGTCGATAGTGTAATATTAACCGACTTACTTGGCATAATTCTTACTGTTGTTTAGGTTTATCCAATCCCAGCTCCTGAGCAATCCTTAATAAAAGGGTTTCTTGGTTAGTTAACCTCTCATTCATGGATAACTTAAATTCTTCGAAATCTGGAGCAGGATTACGAGGTGATTCTGAACGATTATTAATTAGACCAAGAATATTATCGCATTCAGAAACAACGGCCTCAAATTTGGCTTTGTTATTTAAAATATTTAAAGCATTCTGTTTCTGCATTGATACCTCATTAATGATATTATCGAGATTGGTCGTATAATAGGTACCATTATAAATACCTTCATTTACATTAGTTGGTAAATAAATGGTAATTTGAGATATTGAATCTTGTATCACTAATTCGATACTGTTAACAAAACCTTCTTTACCATTTGAGGCCATTGGTTTACTTTCGCCAACTTTTAAAACTCTTGCTTGGTCAAAGATTGGATAACCAGACCGACGATCTTTCTCTAAGGTGAAAATCATATCACCCTTTTGTACTTTCTGAAAAATCAATTCTTCCATAATCATTTTCTATTTATTAAGTTTAAACCGAATGATACTGCACCTGGATTCTTCTGCATGAAGTCTACCAGTTTTAGAAATTGATAGTATCCAAATTGATTAATGAGTACCTGAGCTTTGTTTGCTACTTCTTGAGCAACCTCTATATTTGGGGCAGGTAATGCTAGTTGTATCTTAAATTCGGTGAGTTGTTCTTGTTGTTCCATAATTCCTTAATTAATGTGTTAAAACGAAAAAAGGAGTACACCTAAAATAGATGCACTCCTTTTTAGTCATCCCAGCAAATTAAAAA